AGTCCCATCTTCATTTGTTGATACTTGTGTTAATAATGGTGTTAAATCAATCGTTGTTATATTTTCACCATCTATTTTATAAGATATAAATACGTTTACACCCTCAACAATAATTTCAGCTTGATTAATATCTTCTATTTGTTCTACTATACTTCTTAAAGTATCAGTGCCATTTGTTGATTGTAAATCTTCTTCATTAGCTTTTATATCTTGTTGAAATAAAATCATTCTTTCAGAATTATTTCTACCAACTGATATTATTCCATTACGAATTGTTTTTTGATTCTGTGTAACAACTGTAGGACTTATAGGTGTGTTTTGAATAATAGCTTCGGCTATTCTATCTAAAATAATTTCTATTCTATCATTAATTTGTTGTTCCGTTAAAGCCATTTTTTATTTCCTTTTAACTATAAATTCAAAATCATCATCGAAGATTTGTTCTTGTTCATCATTATATTTTAATTTTAATTGTATTTTATAAACCCTATCAGGATAGAATCCATCTAAGTATTGATTAAAAAACATACCTTCTGTATCTAAACTCATAGACGTGAATGAACTAAATGGGACAACAAACTCATCAGTAGCAACATCTTTTATAGCATAAGAACCACTATCAGATGGAAACCAAGAACTACTTACAGTTTGTACTGAGGTTGAAAAAGTTTTTTGAATATATCTTTTTCTAGCTCCAACTCTAAACTTAACTCGTTCACCTACTTTATAACTTTCTTTCATTCCTCTCATATATAAAAAGTTATCAATTGTTCCAGTTGTATCTAATTGATTTAAACTAGCAGTAGCATCTGAATTAAATGATGAATCATTCCAACGAACCTCTAGTCTTGGTGAGTAGATAGTATGTGTATTTCTTGAAAAGAATTTCAAATGCCCAAATGTTTCACTATCAGTTTCTTGACTACCACTAAATCTAATTAACATTCCATAGTTAGAATATTGTCCTTGTAACCACATATTTACCATATCAGTAACATCAATTTCAGTATCAGGTGATGTGTTAGAAAAACTTTGAATTGAATGACTTACAGATAATACAGAAGGACCATTTCCACTTACAGCTTCCGTAGTATCTGTTCCACCTTCAAGTGCTTTTGTACTATCACCACTAATAGTAAACAAAGTCGTAGATGTTGCAAAGGGTAAATTAGCCTGAGTTCCAGCTGAACTACCAGACAAAATTATACCACCTGTTCCTGGAATTTGTGTCATAGTTATGGGTAGATTGTGAGTAGATTGATTATTATTAAATGACTGAGTTAAATTTCCTGCTGATTGAATAATACCAGAACCTGATTCCACAAATATTTCAGCTGAGTTATTATCAAAAACATTTGGTGAACCACTAACAAATATAAAATCAACTCCACCAATTGTAAGTTCTTGATTATCATAATCACCAGTATTTATGGCTAATGTTCCACTAGCAAATGTATTACCAACACTTTGTTGTGTACTCCATTGAACAGCATTTGAACTCACTGTATTGTTACGATTTTCCCAACTACATCCATTTGTATTTTTTGGGTTATCACCAAATTTACCTGTTCCCTCTGTCCAAGATTGAGATAATGGTTGTGTTAATAATGTATATTCTTCAGTCAATTCAGCATTACCTTCAGCTTCATAGAGTCTTAAATAATATTTTGGATTTGTAATTTTACCAGTGGCTACAGATTTTGAAAGTTCTGTAAATTCCGTACCATTAAAGTTAACTAACGCTCTTGTCTGGTGGTCAAATGAATTATTAAAAAATTCTTTTTTAATTTCAAGTATTTGGTCTCTTCCAAAGTTTTGGTCTCTAAAAGACTCACCTGTTATTGTTGATGAACCACTTGAAATCCAAGTGTCTTGTGATGGAAAAATAAAATGATGCATTATCTAACTCTCCCTTGTATATTTGTATTTGGATTTTTCAATTCAAAAACCGTTGGTGTTGAGACATTGGGGGGTAGTATTATTGTACCATCAGCTGATAGTGCATTTTCAAAATCGTATTTATATCCATAACCAGATGTTCCCCCACCACCATTTTCTTCCAATGAAGCGTCTACAAAACTACCATCTAATGTGCCATCACCATCTCTATCAATTAAAGCCTCACCATCTGTACTAAAATTATAAGTATAGGTAGCTTCTGCTAAATCAGCATCAGCTGAATCACTATTGTAATCATCTTTTTGTGTAATGGTTACATGTCCAATTGAACGAACACCCTCTACTCCCATTAGTTCATATTCTAATTGACTTTTAAAAATTGGTTGATTGAATTGCATTTTTTCAATCCTAAAATAATCTGTAATTGTTTGTATACAATTTAATTTAACTTGTTGTTTATCTGCATATTTTTCTGAAATTATATCAAACACCACACCAAAATTAACAATATACCCATCATTAATTGTTATGACATCTGTCATTAGTTTAAAGTTTTGTAAATAATTTTTTATGTTATTTGTCAAAGTTGGTGGTAAACCTAATGATGGAAAATGTTTATTACCAACTAATTGTTTTCTATTATTATACCCTAATGCATAAATGTTTATTGTTGATAACTCGGAAAAGTTTTCTTGTTGAACTTCATTAACAAAATTATTTAGTGATTCAGGTATTGAACTCATAATAGATGGTAAACCACTTACATCAGATGAATTTAATCTTAAAGCATCAAGTTGTAATTGAAATGCTTCTATTGGAAAAGTTTGTTGTAAAGCTGAATCTCTTAATAATGATAAACCTGTAGTTAACATATTTAATAATGGTATTAAAGAATTTGTTCCTGTTACTCCACCGATTTCTTGTAATTTTAAATAATCAATTGTATCGTTTACAGCTGTTATAAAGTATGCACTGTTACCTGTCTCATTAAAATTAAAAAGAGCTTGTTCTAATTGTGTTGCTCTAGTTCCCAATATGGTTGGAAGACCAGTTGTCAAAATATTTTGTATATTTTGAAATTCTCCTGTATTTCCAATATCAGGTCCTGAAATAGAACCAACAACTGTTTCAATTTGACTTGCTAATTCACTTAATTGATTTGGTAATTGGTCTACCAAACCTGTAAAATTTAAATATGTATCAGAATTTAAAATAGGTAATGTATTATTAACATCTCCCCTCTCTACATATACTTTAGCTATACTACCAAATTTACTTGGAATATTCATCACTCTAGCTTCATAATCCTCTTTAGTCACACATCTGTTTTGTGTTGAGAAAAATGCTTTGGCTCTTTCTTTTATTTCAATTGTATCTTCTTCATCTTTACCACCATGAGCTGCTCTGTTATTTGTTACAGTAGAAAGTCTAGCTCCCCCATCAATTGTAGGAGTAAGTGTTGTTATATCTGAAACACCTGTAGTTAAGTCTCCACTTGAAACATTTGAATTAATACCACCACCTACACGATAAGTTATTGTAAGAGTTGTTTGATTTGGTGTTTCACCTAATGTTGAATACTCATCACCTAATAATGGATTAATAGCACTATTTAAATTACTTGTTTGTCCTGGAATGGTAATTCCAACTTGTTCCATATCAATAAATCCTTCATCAACCATTTGTCCATTTTTCAACACACCATTTCCAAATACCAATGAAGTGGTATTATCTAAATTAGTCTCACGAGTAAATCTTTTTGTTGTTGTAATATAAGTTAATGAATAAGGTGTTGGTTCAGATGATTGATTTCCAAGTAAGTCAACATAAGCTGATTCCCTACTAGTATCATTTGAATAATGAGTTTCAATCGGAACTTTATCTTGTGCTAAATAATCTACCTCATACCAATTTTGTCCATTTGAATCCACACAAGAAATTATATCAATCACATTCGTATCTGATATGGTTAGTGTTTTAAATTTTTCAGGAGTTCCAACTTTAAAAGAAATTGTTTTTTCCTTTGCACTTACAGCCTTAACAGTTCTCGCTAATGTATAAGTAGATGTTAATCCAGCGTCATCAGATGATGCTGGAGTGTTTGTATCACTTGAACCTGATATACGAAAATCTATTGGTTCTATAGTTGTAAAAACAATATCTGAATTTGTTGAAGATTCAATATTAATACCCTCATCAAACACACTAGCATTTGAATAATCTACCTTTGATGCATCAGCGCTTGAAGCATTTACTTCTGAAAAAAAAGTTAAATCAACAAAAGCTGGAACGATTGGTTTAACTTTGTAACCAAACATCTTAGCCATTGTGATTATATTTCTTCTTTCTTCAGCTAATGGTAATAACATTTCTTGGTATTGTTTATCAATATAAAATGACAACACATCACCAACATATGCATTCATTTCCAATAACATCATACCAGGTGACGTTTCGTTAAAATCACGATAGGTATCTGGAAAATAAGATTTAGCATAATTCATCAAAGATGTTTTTAACGCTGCAAAATCTTTATTTAAATAATTTACATTTGATTCTTTAAAATTTTCTTTACCATATGTTGGCATTTTTTATCTCCAATTAATATCCACCACCACTAGTCATTGAGGATTCAGTTGTTGATACGTTGGATGAAAAATCCATAGTTACTGAATCTAAAGTATTTGGGTCTTGTTTAATGTTAAATAATATTTTTACTCTAATTTCATTTGCTCCAATATCTGTCGTATTATCTTTAGTTAAAATCTGTATGTCTCTTACTTCGACAAAGGGTAACCAAAATTCCATCTTATCCAATATAGAATCTTGTACACCAATTAGATTTTCATTTGTAATGTGTTCAAATAAAAGTCTTTTTAAATTTAAACCTAAACTTGGTTGAAAAAATCTTTCACCTTCATTGGTTTGTAATAAATTTCTTATATTGTTTTTTACGGCTTCAATGGTTGTTGAAGTGGTTGCAAAAAATCCATCAGCATCAGTTCCTCTACGAATTGGTAAATCAATACCAACTTTTATATTAGTATTGTTGTCTTCAATGTATGGTTTTCTCGATGTATCCCTAATAGCCATTATCCTATTATCTCCTCATTATCATCTCTAAAAAATTCAACAGTTGTAAATTCTTTTTGTCCACTCTCATCACTTACATCAAATCCACCTTGTGAATCTGGATCTTCACCTATGTAAACATAACCAGTAGCTTGTAACCCACCATCATCTTTTTTCATATCTAATCCAGGCACTGTTGCTCCACCTTCCAATAGTGGTTTTACAGCTTTTTCAATTTCACCTGCTAACGAATCAATAGCACTACCGAGTCCAACTGGTGTTGCTAATTTTTTTAATGTTTTAAGTATTGGTTGATACTCACCCAACAATGTATCTAATTTAACATTTACA